TACCTATTCTTGAGGACTCGAACAGTAGTAGTATTCCTTACGTCTTCGTTTTCATTCTGCTGGTCACGTTCCATACCAATGACAATGTCGGACAGCTGTGCAATCGCTTGTGAACCACGTAGTTCACCTAAGCTGATCTGCGCTCCGTCCTCGTGTGCCTTGCCTTGTGACCTGCGTAAGTGTGACACGAGGAATAGGCAGATGCCTGTTTCAGCTACGAGTGTACGTAGGCGTGTCATGATCTCGTCAATGGCTTTTCTCTCGTCTCCTGACTCTTGGGAACTGACGACGATGGACAAGTGATCCAGTACGACGTACCTGCAGTCAAGTGCTTTTGCCATGTAGCGAACACGGGCGAGCAAGTTATCTGCTGAAGTTGACCCCCAATGGTCAAATAAGTAGTAACGTCCTGTTCCCAATGTGGCTTCCCAGAATGGCCGAAGCTCGTCCACTGGCGTGTCCTCTTCCAAGTGTAAGGGTCTGTTTGCCGCCACCGACATGATACCAAGCGATGTTCTGGCCAAATCTTCCTCAAGCGCCAGGACTCCAATATTGCCTTCGCATCGGCGTAGTAAATCATATTCGATTTCTCTGATAAATTGGGACTTTCCCATACCACTGCCGCTAGTGATCGTGACCAACTCATAAGGCCGATGTCCTCTTGTTAACTCATTGAGGCCGTTCCAAGGATAAGGTATGGACTTCACCTGACGCTTTTGCACCAGCGTGTCCCATGTGTCAGTCCCTGCAACAATGCCGTCAGGACGGTAAACCTTGGCATTCCACCATGCTTGCGTAAAGTCCTTCACACGGTTCGCCATGAGCATGTCACTGGCGTCCTTTAGCGGTAACTTTACTATTTTTAACTTGTTGGGGCTAAAGAGGTCTTTGACTTGTTCCAGAGCAGCGTCACCAGCCTTGTCATTGTCAAAGCAGAGTACCACTTGGTCGTACCCTTCGAGCCACTCTAGCTGTTCCTTGATCTCTTTGGCTGCAGAGGACGCACCAGCACGTAGTGACACCACGTCGTACTGCTTGTTGAACATCTCGTACACAGCTAAGGCGTCAAGTTCACCTTCCGTGATTTTTATGAACTAGTTAGTACTGCACTGTTGTTGTCCGAAGAACCCAGCATTCTTTGGGTCTCCGTTACTAAAAAAGTTTTTGGTTTTGACTTCTCTGACTTTGGCTGCACATACTTCACCTGTATGTACGTCATAGTAAGGATAATAATGTTTGACTATTTCACCTGTCGTGCCGTACTCAACGGTTACGCCAAAGCGCATACAGGTTTCTTTGGATATTCTTCTGTTGGGTATTGCTGCCACTGTACCGAACACTTTTAGTGGCTTTGCTTTTGCAATGGATATAACTTCGGACATGTCACCTGTTCCACTTGTATGGTAGTCACAAACGGCACTAAAGCAGTGTGTAGAACCGTCGTCGTAAATAGCAAGGGCGTCCGAAGAATTACACTTGGGACACCCTTCATGTCTCACAAAGTTAGCCATGTTAGAAGTCTGCGAGTTCTCCTAGTTCCATCTCAGCTTCTTCTAAAACTTTTACTGCTTCCAGGTAAGTAGACACACCGTGAACAGGATGTGGCTGACCTAGCTTGTACTTCAGGCGCACCTTAGAGTTATAAGGTACTTCACCTCTGTAAGGATTACCTTCAGCGTCAAATGTCCGTACGTCGTACTTTGATTTGAATTTACGCTGCTTAGCACCTTGGTAGTCCTTGATCTTTACACCTAGTGCCGCTAGTTCACTGGCGTCGTCCTCTGACATAGTGATAGTCATAGAGAATTGACCAGTGTCCTGACCGTTGAACACGTCATGCTCAGTTAGGTTGCTAAAGTTACAAATGCCTTCGATTGTTGCCATTGGAATAATCTCCGTTTCTACTTGGGTTGCGACTAGATCCTCTCTAGCCATACTAATATTATACCACACTATAGCCTCCAGTCAAATCATATTCACGTACTCGTCATTAATAATGGTTTGAACATGGACGTACCCTTCAGGCCAGTATGTGTAGGACTCCTTGAGTGCCTTCGCTGTCCTATGTACCGCAGCTTCAAAGTGTTCAAACATTCCTAGCTCCTCTTTATAGTACCAAAAGGGTATACGTAGGACTGGCTCTGCTGGTCCGTTGTATTCGTAGTACACAATTATTTCTGCGTCGTTACCTACAGGACCGTCATTACCAAACATTTTTGCCTGTTTGTTATCTGGTTGTTTCATGTTCACACCTCCCAATCATGACTTAAGCAGCAACACTCTGTACTGCAATAAGTTTCTTTAAACGACGGGTCAACTCCTGGTTGTACACCAAAGTGGTGTCAAGTTCATACAGTGCGTCATCGTCATTAGTGTCCTGCATAGTGCTTTGTATATAACCTTTGTCATCATCAAGAAGTTCCAAAAGGTACTCAATTTCAGCAGGGTCTTCTATGTACAGTTCCATGTTAATCGTCCTCTGGTGTTGGAAATGGATCACTTACTTTGTCCAGGAATATCTCAAAGTCGGACCTACTAATTTTCACAGTGTCGCTAGGAGCTTCTCTAGCGTCCATCTCAAGCTTAAAAACAAAAGGTATACCACCATAAGGGTCACACCTCATAATCTCGTTAGCAACGTCTCTAGCCTCACTGTAGCCAAGGCGATAGATGGAGTAGTCACCTCCAGTCACTTCGTACACACTAAACTCGTCTCTAATCATACTTAAGTTATCTCCTGTTGTACTACTGAAGTACTAATGTTGTTTACTACTTTGGTTTACTACTAATGTTTAACTACTTCTGTTTACTTCTAAGGTACTACATAGGTACTACTTTAGTAGAGGGTATCATAGTCCTCATCATTTGTCAAGAATAAATCCTCAGTAATAGTACCAATGCTGTCTACATTAGTATCTATAGAAGAAAATAAGCAGTTGTTGCATAGATCAATAAAGTTTCCTTGGTTGTCTTTCTTTAACAATTCTTTTTCTTCCAATATTCGATCACATGCTTTACATCTCATACGTTTTTCCAGTCGTCTCCGTAGATGTCCAACATGTTGCGCTCTAGGTCGCTCCTGTCCATCTCTTTAAGCCTTTGTTTCACCTGAAGTCTAAACATTTCAACTTCATAGTCCTCAATCATAGCCATCATGTAGTCCATTTCAGCAGCACTAAAATAGTCTGTTGGATCTGGTGGCAGCATTTGTTCAACCATTGTTGATTCTCCCTGTTAAGTATCTCCAGTGTTTAATTGCGTCTGCTAACTCTTGGATGTGCTTAAGTTGCTTTTGGTGTTCCTGGTTTAGTTCCTCAGTGGTTAACACCAGGTTAGCTATAGTGGTGTCCATGGCGTCAAAGTCTGGCTCTGGTTCAGGGTCTCTGTCGTAGTCCCTGTAAATGCCTTTGCCTTCCACCATGTTGTCATAGTCGTCCTGCCAAATGTCCACTAATTCTCTTGCCATCTTTAGTTCTCCTTTGCTCCTACGTACCTGTTAAGCTTACCTGCTCGCTTTAACTTTTTCAATGCTGTGTATTCCGTGTGTTGGACTTCAGCACGTGTCATGTTCAACGCTTTGGCTACTTCTTCTTGTGACATGAAGTAGTCACTATATTGCCTCCTTTTCTTCAAAAGTACCTCCAGTAATATTTACTTATTTCACACCTAAACCATGCAACAGACAACACATAGGTATATCTAAAGTTGTTATGGCTTGGTATGTACAACAGTTGTAACATAGGTTTAGACGAGAAGTAAAAGTCAAATTTCATAAGTTACCCCATTGATTAGCCATAGCTTCCGCTATGCCTTCAAAGGTAGTGCTTCTGATCTTCCATCTGTCAGCACTAGGTGGTAAGTAATGAATTCTCTGTTGTTGGTTCTTTGGCAGTTTGTCCATTACTTCTTTCACGTTGTCAGTCTCAGTCAATGGTGGCAAGTTATGCAACCAAAAGCCGGTTTTCTTTGACTCTGGATGTCCAAACATCCAAGGCTGTACGTATTGCGTAGGCTTAAATGGTAAAACACCTACAGGATTCTCCATACAGACAAACTTAGCGTTTGCCTTTGCAGTCTCCCAAAGCTCTCTAGTCCACTCTATGGCTTCCAGTCTCTCGTTATGCTTTGGCATACCTTGACCGTACCAAGCGTTACCAGAGACAGCTAAGGCTGTGCATGGTGGGTGCATTATGATAATGTCCCATTGTTCTCGTTTCATTACTCCAATGCAGTCCTCTTGGTAATGCTTTGATGAGTTATCATCTGCAGGTAATAGATCACATGACCACGCATCATGTCCTAAAGCTGCAAAGGCTTCTCTTACTCTCCCTGAATATTCACAAGCGACTAAAACTCTCATTTTTTGGTTGCTCCTTTAGGTTTCCTGGTTCGCGTCTCGCATGCCTTAAGTACCATTGACGTGATACCAAAGCCCACCAAAAGGATCACAACGTCCCACCAAGGTTGCCACTGTTCAAACATGGTCTAGTACTCCCATAGACTGTGCAAACTCTTTGCGTGTGTTGAAGTCCTCTAAAGCGTCTCCAGCGTCACTGTAGATCAACATGTTGCCCACATAGTCTCCGTCCTGTCTCCAGACTATGTGAGCATTGTTTATGCCTGAATAGCCACAGAATACTTTAGTTTTACCCTGGTTCATGTCAAAGCTTGTAAAGCAGTCAATAGTGTCTTTCACTGTACTAGTTCCTCTAGTTGTGACTGAGGTACCTCTAACGCTTCAGCACCATTTAGCCACTGATTAATATGTTTGGTAGTGGTAACGCTAAACTTTTGGTTTGTGCGGATGTACCCTCTGTTTGGTAACCATGCCGCTACTGGTGTGTCGTAGCTAAACAACACGTCCATTTTGCCAGTGTGTAGGTCGTAGGTTACTTGCGTCTTGTTGCTGCCTAGTTGCTTGAGTTTCATTGGTTAGCCCTCTAATTTAATTTGCTTGTTTAAGTCCACAAGATGTTGATACGTTGTTTTTATTTCGTATCGTCTTTGGTTGATTCTGTTTACTGTATCTTCTGAGTAAGTTTCAAAGATAGCTTTTCCAGTCTGTTTGCAACTGATAACCCAACTGTTACACCATGGTTCAAGCTTTGGAATAGACATTAGATAGCCTCCGAATTAGGTATTTTTGCTCCACGTCTACGTAATACAACACCATGTAATAGAATGTGTGTCCTTGTCATGTATTCAGTAGGCTTTGTCATGCTCTCTTGTATGACGTTCGTGGGTAGTGCTGCTAGTAAAGATAAATAATGTTGTTTAGCTGTCATTACGCTGCCTCCTGTTTATTAAATTTGTCATTCAATGTGAGCATAATCGCTTGATAAATCAACTCATACGCGATCAATGTCATCATCTGATTAGCGCTTTCAAATTCTGTTCCGTGATTGAACGCGGCGTCTTCTGCATCGTTAAACAGCGCAGAATCAGCGTAGCGCATCATCGTTACCAGATCCCACGCCATACCGTAGTAGATGACATACTGACTACTGTCTGCTAGTTCGTGTGCAATATCATACCAATCATTTTGATCATTCAGGCCGTGCTCATGGTTGAACCAGACGTCATCACATAGCGAGTCAATGTAGTTATCAAAGTCTTGTAAATTGTTCATGTTGTGCTGCTCCGTTAGTTGTGTGTCTTTGTTTTCTTCAATGTACTGCTGGGCTTCTTCTTGTCGATCCTTTCGGATACTTGCAACACTCTCAATTAGTTTTAGTGCTGCTTCTAAGTCTCCGTTGCACTCGTCCAAATATTCCGATTGGATCTCGTCATCTGTATAGCACTCGATAATGTAGTCCCAACCGTTGTTGTAGTTCTCAAGTGCATGTTGTCTGATCTGCTGTACTGGTGTCATGTCGTTTGCTCCGTTGCGTTGCGTTGTGTGGGCTTAAAAATAGCATTTTTGAAACATGCAGTAAATTACTTAATGGAAATACTGAAACGCAAAATCATTTATTTCGTGAATAACTATTGACAACACCAGGTAAATCGTCTAGTCGCGTACGTGCGTGATATAAAGGTAGGTCTAAAGGGTCCAACATAAGTTCACACACTTGTCAACCCATGCAAACACCATGCCAAGTTGCAACCAAAGTTATCCACAGGTTATACACAGCTACAAAGTTATCCACAGGTTGTCCACTGGTGCACCTCGTGCAAGAACCGTGCCAACTCCAG